ATTATCCTTGTATATCAAATAGTTCTCTGCGTCTTTTACATTTGACTTAAAAATATCATAATTTATCAACCAACCGTTATGATATTTATCATATATCTTTCTAAATATATGTCCTCTTGGAATATATTTAACTTCTCTAAACTCAATCATTTTAACTCCCACCCGCCAATGGTATTGGCGTTTTATTAAGAGTGTCAATCAATATTTCCAAATACCTCATAAAAGCATTGTGTATTGAAACCTCTTGTTGTATAAATTTATCAATCGTCAAATAGTTATATTCATTCGTTGACTGAATTAAATTTTCATTAAAGTTAATAAGGGTTGGTGTAACACCATAACCCTTTGCCACTAACTCTTGTGCTATTTGGGTTGTTGCTTGATAAAACAACGCGTGGTCTGTCCTATTATTGGTTAGAAATATATTAAAGCTTGGTGCGTCATTAAAGAATAAGTTTGGTAATGGAACTTGTATCTGTGGCATATTTAAACTCTTATACAAGTTATTGATAACAGAGTAAATAGTTGAGTGGTCTGTGTAGTGCTGTTGCTGAAAGTCGTTTAATATATTAACCGTTTTATTTTCAGGAAACTTGCTTTGTATATCTGGTAAACCAGTTATAGTAATATAACTAACAGGTGTTGTTTGATTACTCATACTACCGACCTTCCTAAATGCGCTCTTATATAAGTTTGGACTATATCAAATGAAGCATTACTGTTATCTGCTATATCAAAGCTAAACGCATTACCACTTACATTTAAGTAGAATATAGGTAAATAAGATGTAGGAATTGCAGTATTAATATTTATCAACAATGGAATATTAACACCATTTTGTGGTAGTATATAAAGTGGTGAGGTAGAGGTTGAAACCGCGATAGCTAAATTGCTTATATAGTTTAAGCTGTTCATATTTGTTCCAGATTGACTTGGAGATGTTCCTGTAAGAGATTGTAAGTTTACTGTTAAAGACATATTAGGTGTTCCACTGTAAGGTATAATATTAAAGCTTGTGTTTCTTACTGTCTTATATAAAAAAGGATAACCAAAATCAAAGTTCTTTGTTCTTATTAAGCCTTTAATTTTTGATGCTCCACCGCCTAATTTATATATGCTGTTCTGTGCTAATATGTAAATACTGTGGTCTGTTATACTTCTTGTTGCATAAACTCCAGTAATATTAAATCCTAAATCTATTTGAAAATACTGCTGTAAATCCACACAATAAGCTAACAACAGATTATAGTTTTGTGAGTATAATATACTGTATTTTTGTATAGGCAAAAGATAAAAGTTAAGGTTATTAATCTGTGCCAAATCCGCTTGACCCGAAGTCCAGCTAAATTTAGTAATATCAACCATATAGTCAATTTTTTGAGATTGACTACTTACTATTTGATATATACCGTATTCATTTACAAGATATATTGTATTGTTAAAGTTAATAACGCTATTAGAGTAAATACTACCTGTTGTGTTAAATATCTCTTGTATATACCACAAGCTTGGGTCATTGTTAATTGTAGTTCCTGTAATAGCTATTACTGCGTGGTCTCCTACTACATAGATATTATTCATATACGCAATAAGCTTTATTATTTGCTGTTTTAAGTTAGGTGATGAAATCATAAATGTTCCACCACCATTTGTAGTTGTAAAATCTGTATAGCTTGTAGGTGCTGAATATTGTATGTTTCTACCGCCACCAACAAATACTCTACCTTGATAAACTATTATTGTATTACCTTTTATACCAGAATTTATTAGTGTTAAGCCACTACTTGGTGAATATGAAAAATATCCCTTTATATTGTCAATAATTAAAAAAACCTGATTTTGCCAGTTGGTTATTTGAATATAACTTGCAACCGTGCTGAATGTATTTGCAGTAGCAACCTGTGAGTAAGTTCCACCACTAATGGTTCCAGCACTACCGTCATCAAGTATAACAAACATTACAAGGCTACCGTTTAAAATATCATTAATCATTACAATTGGATTGTAGGGAAGAGTAGCTACCAGTGAAGGTGGTTGTAGTTTTCTAACTGTGCCGTTGCCTATTGGTAGAAAATTATATATATCTTGGACAGCATTATCAGGTATTAAATCAGGTGGTTGAGTATTATTAATACCAGAGTATCCTTGAATTGTTATTGTAAGACCCTTCATTGGGTCTTTTTTATTCATTTGTATGTTAGATACTTTTGGCTGTCCTTGTTGTTGTGCCATTACCACCTACCTATATGATTGCCTTCAGCTTGCTTTTGTGCCATTTGTTCATATAGTTGACCTAACTGTGCATTACCGTCTGCAATAGCCGTATAAGATGAAGCAAGAAGACCAACCGTTTGATAAAATGCTTGCGGTATATCATTATCAACATCAGTTGAATAATTTAATGCTTGTGGTTGATAAGTATAATATATTTCAAGTGGGTAATTACTTGATGGTGTTGGGTATACTCTTAATGACTGTGATATTATCCAATAAGTAGTAGGATACTGCTGATAGTCCCAATTGTAATTACCTATACTACCTTTTTGCAATGGATATTTAAATGTTCCTATCCAGAGCCATATTGATATTATACCTGTTAATATTTGGTTACCAAATATACTGCTTAATGTGTATGTATTTGTCCCTTGTGTTAAATTAAATGTTAGTTTTGTTTTGGTGCAACCAGTCCACAAAGCTACTTGGTTTCGTGCATCGTTAACTGCATTAATAACAGTAGCTTGTGGAATAGCTGAATATGTTGGTATTTTACTACTAACAAATGTTAAATAATCATTTAGGGTTGCCATTTATCGCTTTTCCCTTTTGTGTTTCAGGTTGTAGCATATCAATTATTTCATCGTGACTATCAGATATAAGCCACTTACTGTTTGGTTCATTAAACTCAAGCCAGCTGTCATCTTTTATTTCAACACCTGCTAATGCCCATCTTTGCTTGATAATATCTACAAGTCTTTGTGCTTCTTTTTCTGCTTCTTTTGGGTCACTGTTGTATATATCTACATTGTAACCAAAAAATGCTTTTGCTATTTCGTCTTCTATTTCATTCATTTTTGGTTGTAGTTTGTAATATTTAGAACCCCATTTTACTTTATATTCGTTGTTTGTTTTGTTGTAAATCCACATACCTACCTCCTTAATTTTTAAATGGGTGTGCTACCCAAATTTTTATTACTATGCTAATGTTACTCCAGGGAAGCCCGTTAGCTGAAAATGTGCTGATGGTTCAAATGAATAAAATTGCCCAGCTATCAATGCCGTTTGAACGAAGCCTAACTGTCCTGTTGGTTGTAGGTCTGCTGGTGGTGTTAGTTTGAAATTAAGCTGTGGAACTGTTCCAAGTTCAAGCTTGTTGAGATTTAAGAAGTAGATTGTATTTGTTGATATGCTTGGGTCTGGTAGAATTGGAACACCATCTACGCTTACTACCTGAACTGCCCAATCCCTGCTGTCAGCTATTCTTGCTGGGTCTTGAACTTGAACCCTTTCTATACTTGCCATTGACTCTGTTAATGCAGAAAATACCGCAAATGATGTAATACCTACATCAGGTATTCTGTAGTTAGTATCGTTTAAGAACGATAGCAAGTATCTGTGAACTATCTGATAAGCCGTTGGTGTTGAAGAGAATATACCAGCAGAGTAACTGAATATTTTAGAGTTCAGATATGTATAGCTTGCTCTTGTTAGTCCACCGTAGTATGACTGGTTTGTTCCGTTATCTACGATATCATATAACCCTTGCATTTGCAACGAGTTGGTGCCCATTGTTCCCAATATTGTTGAGTTAAGGTTATCAAACATTGTTTCATATGCGTCTGTAATCCTTTGTGCAACAACATCTATTACCGCATTTGGAGATTCCATCATTACCTCTTCGGTTAAGAGATAAGATATTGGGTTGATATACAGTGATGGTAAGAACTGTAAGTTTTGTATTGGGTTGGAAATAGTTGGGATATTGAAGCTACCGCTCATACCTGTCCAGTTACCGTTGTTACCAAATGTCTGAAATGACACTGGTTGATTGATTGGAGCCCAACCACCTTTTAGTGGTTTCTGTGTTTTCTTAAGCAGCAACCTTAATGTTGGTCGTGCCTTCCTAACGCCTTCATAGATAACGCTCGGCATTATCTCTGGAAGCATTACATTGATATAGTTCTGTGCGCTTTGCGCCGAAGTAGGATAAAATCCCTGTCCTATTAAAGGACCTGTGCCTGTAGTAGTTGTTATGCCTGCCATTCTTTATTCCCCCTTTTAATGTAAGTATAATGCTTGAACAAGTTTAGTTGTGCTTCCACTAGCATTTGCTGATACCCTAAAACTTGCTCCATCGCTGTAAATTAATCCACCGTTTCCCGCTGTTGCCATATTTGTCCAAGTGCTGTTTACATTCATTTGTAGTGTGCCGTTTGTATCAGGCAATACATAGTAGTAGCCTTTTTGTGTAATAACCTGACTTGAACTTGCCGAAATACTCAATGTTATAGGTGAACCTAAATAATCCCCACCTGTGCCCGTTACCCCGAAATTGACTTTGTTAGCCATTTTTAAAATCCTCCTTGTATGTATCTAATTTTTTCAAGTGCTTTTTGTTTTGCTGTGTTTAGGTCATATATTTCAGCCTGTTTGTTAACACTTGACAATATATCATTATCAGCAACACTTGTTGTCAACCCTCTACTCCTGTCCCTAACCGCTGCATAGTATTCCATAGCGGTTTCCATATCAAGCATTTTCTTTTGAACCATAATTTCATCTATTTTAGGATACTCTTCTGGTGTAATACCAAGTTGTCTTGCTCTTGCTTCCAATCGTGCTTTTAGTTCCTTTCTTGCTTGTTCTTGTTTGAAAGCTTCAAACTCTTGTTTGATTGGGTCAATATAACTTTCAATAGGACTTTTTGGAAGTTCTACATTTGGGTCTACTTGTTTTACTACTTGTTCAAACTGCTGTTTCAACTGCGGATTAGAGTAAACCTTATTCATAAAATCCTGTAGTTCATTTTTAACCTTTGTTGCCTGTTCATACTCCTGCGTCATAGCAAGTATCTTCTGTTGGGTTTCTGGGTCTAACAAATCTAACTCTTCTTGTGTTATTTGCATTTTTTCCTCCTTTTACTTATACTCTATGTTAATAGCAAGCAATTGTTCTATGGCTGTCGCATTATTTATTGCTTGCTCTGTATCATCATTCCATTTTCTAATGTTTGCCCTTTGCTGTAATTGATTCGCATATTTAGCCTGTAATGCTGGTAGTGTATTATTATTTGTTAATTGTGCTTCAGCCATTTTTATAATTATATAATCTGTTGGTTGTAAAAGTGATGCAACATAAATGGAAAGATTTTGTAACTTTTGTTTTTGTAAATTTTGTAATATTTGTTGTTCTGTGTTTTGTATTATTGTTCCGTTGTCAATAGTTATTAGGACATTAAGCGGTAAATTAGAATGACCGTGATTGTTTACTTTTAATGCATTCTTTGGTGCTAATGTAGGTATATATTGAGTTTGTAGATTACCATTTTCATCAAGCCAAACATAAGTGTTATTTGGGTCAGGTTGGATAACATCTGGTATTTCTACAAAGTTAACTGCTTGATTTTTATGAACTGGATTGTTGTTATTGTCTACTCCAATATAATCTGGTATAGAGTTTAAATCTTTTACTTCAATTGTGTTAATTATATTGTTATTACTATCTAAACAAGCTACTCTCATTGTATTTCTCCTTTACTTACCACTCTATAATTATAATGCCTGGTGCACCATTACCACCCGCATAAGCACCTGAAGAACCACCCGCACCTGCTCCACCAGAACCATAACCAGTTGCATTATTACCAGTTGTTGAGCTGCTGGAGCCACCTCCTTGTCCAAAAGGTCCACTTTCACCAGGACCACCAGAACCAGAAAAATAATGAGGAGTATAATCTAATGAAAAAGAATAGGTTATTAAACCACCACTTAAGGTTAATAAAGTAGTAGAAGAAGTGGAATCTACAATAGTCGTAGAACCACCAGCTGAACCACTACCGCCACCTGCTCCTATTGTTATGCTTAATAAATGACCTGGTGTTACAGATATAGATTGTTTTATAGTTGATTGTCCAGCACCACCACCACTACCACCACGATAATCTGAAGAGCTGCTATAATAACTTCCCCCACCACCAGCACCACCCCCACAACCGCTTACTAATATTTTGGTTACGCCTTGTGGAACAGTCCAAGAGCCAGATGAAGTAAATACTGCAGTATTCTGTGCTGTAAATAGTGATAATGCAGTTGCACTTGTTATTCTACCTTTTGTATCAACTATTACTTGTGGTATTTGAGTATTACTACCGTAAGTTCCAGATGTAACGCCTGTAATATCACTATAAGAATTTAGTATGTAATTAGTTCCATCTGATACTAAAAAGTAAATACCGCTTTTGGTGTTTGGTGTTGCACTTGCACCTGTAGTATTGTTCCAAAGTATGTTGCCACTTGGAGTTGTAAAAGTATAAGTATAGCTTGAAGAATTGTTACCAACAAAAACAGCATTAAACCCATTTGTTGGTGTTGGAAGAGTTATTGTCGCATTAGCAGTCGGGGCATTTAACTCATAGATATTACCGCTATTGGCTGTTGACAAAGATATACTACCAGTAACAGATATAACGGGATTTACAGGATTTGCTAAAGCTTGAAAGTTAGCGTCTATTAGATTAGCAGGAACGCAAGCTTGTCCACTTTGTGTTACTATTTGGGAACTTGTTATATTGTTTATGGTATTTGGAACAGTGATAGCCATTTACTTTCTCCTTTTCTTTTTCTTGGTTATACTATATGCTATCGCCACGGCTTGTTTTTGTGGCTTACCTGCTTCTATTTCTTTCTTCACTATCCTGCTTCGCCATTCACTTGTGGTTTCTTTTTTTCTCTTTTTTGGAATTGGCATTTAACCCTCCAAAATAGAGTAGGCAAAATGCCTACTCGTCTTTCTTTTCACCCCAGTAAGGTTTAGAATTTTTGTTTGGTTTCCAACCATACTCGTCTACATCTCTAACCCTGCTTGGGTCTTTGTATTGAGGGTTGTGAGAGGTATACGGTCTCTCTGGGTTAACTTTGATTTTGCTAAACGAAGCCAGCTCGTTGCCTTTTTCATTTGCCATTTTACATTCCTCCTTGTGATTGCATTAAAGATTGTATGTCGCCACCTTGTGGTGGCATTCCTGGTGCTCCACCCATTTGTCCGCCTTGCGGTTGTCCTTGTCCACCACCTTGTAATATGCCTGTTATACCCGATAACGGATTTGCTCCTTGCATATTAGCTGGTAGACTTGATACCAGTGTTTGAATAGCTGCCATTACATCAGTTGCTTTTGCATCTCCAGCTACCTCTTGAAGCCCACGAATAGCCGATAATATCTTGTTGCCCTCTTTACTATTCGTTCCAAAAATTGGAAGTATAAAATCCAAAACCCTAATGATTGCCGCTACTATTGCAGCTGCTAATTTCTGTAAGCCACCTGTTCCTATTGCTCCCGCAGCCGCAAGGGGATTGCCTGCTAATGGAGATTGTGGTGCTCCGCCCATATCTGGTCCACCCATTGGTGGTTGACCGCCTTGCGGTGGCATTCCACCACCTCCGCCACTTTTCAGAATATCCTGTAAACCTGCCATTGTTCCTCCTATACGGTTTGTGTGCTACTTGTTGTAGCAGTTGTGGTTTCAGTAGTTGTTGATGTTGTTGGTAATTTAACCGTGCTTCCAAGTAACGGTGAAGCTGTTTGCATACTTGCAATTTGGTTATTAATAGTATTTGCTAATTGATTTAATGCAATATCCACCACTTCTTGACTTGTGCTTGCTGAAGTCAAACCAACACTTGTTTCAAGATAAAAACTATTGCCGTTTCCTACATCTGTTGTAAAACCCACTATCCATTTATCTGGGTTTATTGGTGGGTATTGAATTAATTTTGTTACTGTGATTGTTGCTGACATAAGACCTCCTAAAAATTTTTACTTAATGTAATCATCAAAAACCTTCTACTTTTACTATTCCACTGTAAAGTGTAGTGTTATTTGGTGCACCTATTGTCAATGTTGTTGTAGTTACTGTAATTGTTAATCCCGTAGTATTTGTCACTACTACTGGTGTGTTTACAAACGATGTTGGAAATGTAATAGTCTGACTTGTAGTAGTATTGTTTTCATAGCTCAAAAACTGTGCTGCAAAAGCCTTGAATTGTCCTTGCATATATTGCGACCACTTCACGCTTCCTGCGGTTGTGCCAGTAAGGGTTGTGATTAAGTTACAATTTAATGCTCCACTTAATTGGAAATTTCCAACATTAAGGGTGAGTCCACTACTTGTTAAATTCATCAATACTGTGCTTTGTGCAGCATTATAAAAATGACATATATCGGCTAAACATATAATATTTATACCATTATCACTACCGTTACGCTGTAATATGGGTAATCCACCAGTGCTTAGCGTAGCATAATTACCAAAATCTATACCTCCACTAATATCAGCATTTCCACTTCCATCATCAAGTGTATTTTTTCCTGTCTTAACCGCTACTCCAGTAACCGCAGGCACCAACTTTTGTAAACTACTATCAAATACAGTTACTAATCCCGTGCTTGCACCTGCATTACTAATAAACAAGTTTTTTGGGGCTTCCTGTGTATACATAAACCCCACTCGGTTTGCCCAAGCAGCTGAATAGTTTTTAGGACCATAAGCAGCCCTTTGATTTGTTCCGTCATCAGCTATAATACACCATTCACCATTTGTTGCAGTATAGCCTTTATAGGTTATTCCATTTGAATTGTTATCTATATTTTGTAGTGTATATTCTTTTGAAATCATCTAAAACCTCCATAATTAGTCTAAAGCGGGGACTACCGAAGTAGCCCCTTTGAGTAGCACACCCGAAGATAGCTGTTTTACAGACTATCTTTTTACCTTGCGACCCCTTTTCTCGGCTACCAACATTTGGCACCTCCTGATTGTATTTTTCCTTACACGAGAGTTGCCCACCTTTGTAAGGAAATAAAGAACTACTGTTTCTTTTCAGCATCCTTTTTCACATCTCCCTGCTTCTTTGCCTCTTCCATATGTTGCTGCGACATTGCCATTGCTTGTTGTTCCATTTCTTGTTTTTTAAGATATGCCAAAATTCTATCTTTAAACGGTAAATCCAAAACCTCTACTAAAATCTCTTTTGGTATTATGCCCATATCTGCTAACTGCATTAACAACATCTGATTTTGTTCTTCAATAATTGGGCTTGTTGAATGTGCATATACGCAAATTCTACCCCAGTTAATTAAACTCAAGTTAGAAAAATTGAATGTAAGCGTTTCGTTTTTTAATAACATCTTGTATTTTATAGTTGAGGCTTGTATATAGATTTCAGCAAGAGTGTTAAACATATCCTCAACTTGCTTTTCTATTTTAACAGCAATCTTCTTAATGGGTGCCGATGAAAACTGACTTAAGATTTGTGCATAGCTTGCTGACCTTACATTCTTTGCAGGAACACCCTGCATTATGCTTGTCATACTTAAGACTTTTTGTGCGTCTTGTTCAAGTGTTTGCTTTTCTTCCATTGCAACTTGCGGTTGTATTTTAGACTCATATGTGTCAATTTTAACGCCTTGTGCATCAACAGTTTCTACGCTACCTGGTGTTTTAATTGCTCTTTCTATTTCGTCTTTTACTTCAGGGTTAATACCAAATCCTGATATTAAAACTGGTGGGTTAATTAACCTTTTTCGTGCACTTTGAACATCTTCGTATATATCTTCCATTGCATCTTGAATACTTTCAATTAAACTAATAACAGAATACCCATATTCATCTGTTGCGTAATCAAGCGTTATGATTGAGAAGAATGGATTAGTCATATGATATCTTGTTTCCAAAACTAAATCATCAACAACAATATTTTCAACCCATTTGTTTTTGTGTTCAATGTTATCATCGTCAAGGTTGTAATACCATAACTCAATCATTTCAACCAAATCAAATACTGGTTGTCTATTAACTACTCCAGTCTGGTCTGGTTTAATCTGATAAGGAATTTGACCACCTGTTTGTGTTGGAGTGGCTGGTAAAAGCTTAATTGCTAAATCTTGATTGATGTCTTCTGAAGTCTGCTCTGCCATTTCTTTTCTCTGCTTTGCCTTAAGCTTCTTGTAAGCATCAGGATACCTAACTTCAAACTCTCTTGCTGTCATATAAGTTCGGTGCATAATAATTTGAGATATGTCTCGTATATTAAAGCTATCATAACCGACAGCCATATTGTAGGGATTTAATCGGATTACCTTTGGTGTCTCCCAAAACCCTTCAGAGTTATATATAATTTTACCAAAGCCATTTTTAGTGATTAAAGCATCAAGAATAATTTTGCTTAACTCGTCGTCTGATTTTGTGTTTCTAAAGTCCTCGCTAATAACATCGGCTAATTTGCTAACAATTTTCTCAACGAACTCTTTGCTTTCTGTTTCGTCCAAACTGTCGTCAAGTCTTGGTTCAAGTATCAAATGGTCTGCACTGAATATTAAACTCTCAAGCTGGTTAACGGTTGAGAAAATATTATTTACTTTGGCTGGATAGTTTGTAGGCGTTCCGAAATAGTAGTAGCTATATTTCTGTCGTAGATATTCCTTGTTGTATGAGAGTTTGCTTTTTAGTCTTTCTATAGCATCAAGCATCTCTTGTTTGTTCATAGAGTTCTCTCACCTTGAGTTATTATTTCGTTGCCGTTTTTATCGTAGTTTACGCCAGTAACCTTGATTTTCTGCGGCTGAATTTTATTAACAACATCTTCAAGGCTTATATCAATCGGCATTTTAGGGGTTTTATCTCTATACTGAATAACTTCTTGCTCTGATGCCCAATGCCCTTTTAACTCTTCTTGAAGTTTCTTGTCTTTTTGCATATTCA